TAAGAGAATATCAAAATATTCATTTATTGAATGATTTCTCCCATCTATTTTTGTAAATGATCCTCTATTTCTTTCTCCGCCCTCTTCCCAATCTAATGTTATTGGGTCTATCGAAATGCCGGAATGAAGAAAAGGCCAAGGAGGAACAAAAGGCACAGGATCATTCCTAAGAGCAACCCTGTAGTGAGGGGGCTCACTTCCAAAATAGGTCGTACTGACTTTGGGACTACCAAAAGTATAAATTTGAACATTATATCCATCATTGTTCAACCAGAGTCCTATAATCTGTGCTATTGCACCACCAAGTGAATGTCCTGTAAGATAAACTGTTTGTTCTAATTTATGCTTTGCTTTTATATCTGAAAAAATCCAATCAGAAGCATCTCTAAATCCACGATGTAAGTATACTGTTTTTAGTGCTAACTCATGTTTAACTTTTTGTTTAAAATCTTCAGCTGTTAAGACTTTGGGAGCATCTTGTTTACCATACCATCGTTTAGTTAGCCCATCCTCTTTCCATAACCTCGCATCTATATCAGTTCCAATATTTTTACCACCTGAACTTATAACATCAGTACCACGAAAAATTAGTATTGTAATACCATCAGTTTGCTTTACTGTATATGAAAATTCATTATTTCGTATACCAGAACTTTCATCTTTGTTATCATATGCTTCTTTACAATATTGAGCCATTTCAGTAAGTTCTTCTACTCTTACTGGTAATGTATCTCGATTTCCTGATCTTCCTTCTGGATACAAATATGCATTTAAAGAAGTACATCCACTAAGAAGTAGGACTGCTCCCATTGCGATGATGAACTTCCAATTCGTCCTTTTTCTTCCAGGCTGTTGCTCCAAGTATGGCTCCAAAACTTAGGTGGAACATCGCTCCTGCCCCTAACGTGAGAGGTTCCCATCTTGTCACACCTTCTGCTGCGCAATCGTGTATTGCACAATGATTTGCCATTATTAAATTCCATACCAAAGGAGCAATAAAAAAATCAACCAGGCAGATAAACAAATATACTAATCCTGCCCAATCGCGCCAATGTTTATTAATCGTGTTGTTTACACTCACTTTTTAATCTACTTTTCTCTCTTCTACCTCGGTTAATGCTCTCATCCTCAAATCCTTTAATCTTACCATCTTTATGTGATGCATCCTTTTTATCATTATTTCCGTATGTGCCTTTTTGTCTATTATACTTGTTTAATTCAGCACGGTACTTCTTCATTTTGGTAGAAGACTGAAACTTCTCATACTCATCCTTATAATCTCTTTGATATTCTTCAAAAGTTTTCATGGATATCCAATTTTCTTTAATTGATTAATAGTGGAATATGCATCAGTATGAAGAACTCCAATTCCGCCCGCCGCTTCAAATTCTCTAATATTTCCTGCATGGTCATCAATCAAAACATTGGGTCGTTTATCCCTACCATCTACTGCAAAATTTCTCTTATGCTTTCTTAGGACAATTTTCATTCTATCTGATGGAAGTTTAAAATGTTTCTTCATCCATCTAGTTTTATCCTTCCATGCCCTCTTTGCTACTGGACCTCTTTCTTCTCTAGGAACAGCTGTAAGCATGAATGGACTAAATTTTTTAATATATTTCCAAAGAATGTGAGCATCAGGCATTGGTGGCAATTGTAAAAACATATCAACTGGTAAATCATCCCAAAATTCATCCTTAAATTTTGTTCCAAGATAATCTGCAGTAAACTTAGTGAAATCTGCTACTACTCCATCCATATCACAATAAATTTGTGGACTATCAAATTCTACTAAGTATTGTTCAAACCTTTTCATTAAACCTCTAACTTCTGATTACTTGTCTTGAAATCTTTTTTCCTCATTACTGTTTTTGCAACAAGGTCTAACATACTACCCTTGAGATTCAATACAAATGGCATATTGACATCTGTTTCCATATCATGAATAACAGCCTGTGCGTCTGGATTCATCTTAGATATTTTCTTACCATGTTTCTTATAAGTCAAACGAAACAACCTAATCAGTTCTGCTTGATTAATAGGTTTCTTATTCCGTTCATCATTTACCCTGTCAAGAAAATGTCTGGTAAATTCTACATCAATTCCCAAAGAGGCAAATAATTTATCTGCATATTTTTCTATCTGGTCTAAATCAGATCTAGATACTTTTTCAGTAAGTTGTCTGAGTTTTAATTCTTTATCAAAAAGAATATCTCCCCACTCTTCTTCAGTAAATGTATATTCAGAAAATGATTTCATCTTATACATCACTTATTTCTCCACGAGCAGCGGAGTCCACCTTATCTTGACTCTTTGCCCACTTCTGAGCCTGTGCTTTGTTCTTAAATCCATTAGAAACTGGCATCCATTTGTTGTTCCCAACATGACCCATTACATACCATTTCTTGTCATTAGGGTTCTTGGAAACAATATACTTGGAATTTGCTTCTTCTAGATACTGTGAAAATGTTCTCACTTTCCAGCTCTTTTCAACATTGTTATTTTCTTTTTCCAAGCTGGTTTAGCCATCAGTTTTTCAATTTCTTGAATACCTTCTAACATTCCATGATAAGAACTCATTTTATTCTCTATCCACTCATAATCTCCACCCTTTGCCCATTTTAAAAACTCTTCTGATGCACGAACAAGTTGTTTTTTATATTGGCTCAATAACATTCTACCCCAACCTGAAATCTGAACTTCTGGATCTTCTGCGTCTTTAAGTGTTTTGGGTTTAGTATCCCAAATATATGCTTCTCTAGCCTCAGTAATTTTGACATATTCTTTAAACTTTTTTATCTCATATTCTTCAAACGCCAATACTTTTCTTCCAGATCGATCTAATTTTAAATTTTTAATGGTTTTAAAATAACGCTCAATGTTTCTTATTATGTCTTTGTTTGACAATAACCTTACAGCATTCCCCAAACGGTCCAAATAATCTTGAATTTGGTCTTTGGTAGGTTTATTAACACCCAATGTAAAAAATTCTTGTGTATCTTTCATTTTGTCATCCAACTTATGATAGAAGCCGCTACTGCTCCAATTGCAGCTGCAACAATAGATGTAATTCCCATAAGACGAGATTTCCATTGTTCTACTGAACGGACTCTTTCTTCTAATTTATGTATTGAATCGCTTACACGACGTTCAGATTTGCCGATTTCATCATGTATATTACCAGCTCGTGAATGTAAGAGTTTGAGTTCAGAACGAATCTCATCATCTACTTTCCGGTTTTCTTCCTGGCGGGAATTTAATGATTTAATTTCTACTGTCAGATCTACAATTCGGTCTGCGGTTGTGTCCAGTTTGGATAAAAGAGCATCAATTTGTCTCCCCCGAACTTCAACCTCTTGTTGTAACAGGCCGACTTGGAGCTTGACATCTTGGAGCTCTTCTGCCATTGTCCTATGCTTTGATAATTTGAGTTAATCTTAATAACTCTATACCTGCGTTAAGTGCTTCTTCAATTTTAGTTTCCACATCATCTTCTTCACCATCAGTACTAGTAGTAACTATATCAAATCTTTCTTGAACATAATCCACCAACTCATTCCATTCTGAAGCATCTAAATCCATAACTTCTGGAATTACTTCATCAATATCATCAATTGCTGGAGCAATTTTCTGTAGTGGTTCTATAAAGTTTAATCCATCTGACCAAGAAAACTCCCCATCTGATGCTGACTTTTTAACTGCTTCTGCTAATGAAAAAATAAAATCTAACAGTTCTTTGGTTTGTTGAATTCCATATTCTTTTTTATCTTCTGCCATTCTAACTCCTTCCATATTTGAGATAGAGCATCGGCCCATTCTCTCCATTTTGTAATATAATTGGTCGTCTTGGAAATTTCAGACCAAATTCTCTAATTGCCAATCCAATAGTATCATTACCAACATATGTTTCATATCTTGCATATTGTTTCTTTCCAAGTCTACACGCATGATATATGTCTGAATCTACAATAAATACATCTTTTCCAGCAAATTTTGTCATTTTAATTTCACCAATTAACTTCTTTCTAAGAAGTTTGGCTTTCTTTTCATCTTCTTTTTTCTTTGCAAAAGTAAGTCCAGTATCAAGTCCTGCGACACCAGCAGTAGAAGTTGTTGGAATTTCTTCATCAACCATTTCTTCTGGCATATAAGAACCCTTCCACTTATCACCAATTTTTAAATCTCTTCTTGATTTCATAAGAACGTGATTGCTTGGAAAAGTTGGTTTTCTTATTTTCAATTTCATTTGTCTTTCAGTTCCAACATGAGCAACCTTACCCTTTTGAGTATTTCCTTTAATAATGTACCAGTAAAAAACTTCTTCATCAAGTTCAATTTCTTCTCTCATTGGATTGGAAGAAACCTTAATTGTTGCAGTTAAACCACCCCTCTTTATCAGACTCGCAACATCCTTTTCTATTCCCTTATCAACATACAATACTTCATCTCTCCACTTGAATTTTCCAGAATGCTTCTTTATTAGAGAGTTAATCTTTTCCATATTTGCTCTGTTGGGCATTTCATCAAGTTCAACTTCTT